CGATCCTTAAATGTTTCATGCCTCAATAGGGCCGCTAGCTGGAGGCGCGCGGCATGTTCAATATCGTTCTTACGATAATCGTGATCAATTCGACGGCGGCGGTACAGACACTCGATCAGCCGATCCGGACTGTAGACAGTAAGGCGGAATGCCAGCGGCTTATCGAGCGTTACGATATGAACAAGCAATGGCTATCGGACGGAACGTTGATATCGACGGCTTTGCGCTGCGAGCCAGAGGCGGCCCATTAAACCTTGCCGCTAAGCCCTCGGCAGCCACGTACCCGCCAGCAGATCGTTCATCCATAGCGGCATTTCCTCGACCGATATGGACGAGATCGATTCCCGGTTCTCGTAAAGCATCGCCATGACGCGGAATATGGCCGCCTCGATATTCGGCTGTAGCTTGCCCGGATCGGTCGTGCCTGCCTTGAAAGCCACAGCCGTACCGACCGGAAAGACCGCGCCATCGATCCGCTGGAGCAGCGGCGGCAGCGTCAGCGATGTCATGAGCTTTTGATACTGAGTGGTAACATCAACGCCGAGGCTATCCTTGACCGTAAATGCCGCTACCGGCTGCATTGGGAACGGGTAGCTGGCGAGCATCGTCGTATTGATCCCATCGCTGGTAGCCTGCGGTGCCCAATCGACCGTGGCGGCCCCGATAGCCTGCTCGGTAGCCGCCTCGACCATGCCCATCGCCCAAGCCAGATAGCTTTCGATGCTCTGATCATCATCATCGAAATCGACGCGCAAATGAGCCTTTGCCGCCGGGAGCAAGGCGGCGGCTAGGGTAGCGTAATCGATGCTCGTGACGATGTGGCTCATTGCTCTTGATCCGCCGCCGTTGGTGCCGCCGCCGCTGGCGCTGATGGGGCTGGCTGGGCTGATGCCTTGTCCCAAGCGCTAAGCGGAACGACCTGCGCCTGTAGGCGTGGCTCATCCCCATCTGTGGCCGGTGCCAAGCCCTCTTTCTTGCGCGCCTCGTTCGGCGAATAGACTCCACCCTGGACGGCTTTCGTAAGGCCCTCGATCCGGCTCTTGAAATCAGGCCGCAGCAGCTGGTCCACGTCGAAATTGGTCTCGTCGGTAAAAGAGCCAAGAGTCCTGAAGGTCTGGTCGTAGGCATATTCGATATGCTTGATGTAATAGCCGAGGCCCTGCCGCAGCCACGCCATGATCAAATTTTCGACGTTCGAGTACGTCGATCCGCTCATGTCATCGATCAGAGCCAGCGGGACGCCAAACAGCCGGGCGATATCGGCCACGGCATATTTCATGCTCTCCGCGATCTGCGCATCAGCGGCATTGAATCCGGTCTGCTTCCAATCGAGGCCAGCCGTAAGGATCGGCGTGCCGCCAATGCCCGGCCCTTTCGTATGCTCCTCCCAGCGCGCCCTTAACTCATCGACTTGAGCCTTGGTCAGCGTCATATCGGTGCGCAGAACGCCGCTAGGGCGGCTCATGTTTCGAAAGAACGACCGATAGAACGCCGCGCCGCCGGTATTCATCGCGATAGGCAAGCCGCCAGCGATCAGCGGGCTTTCGCCTACCAGCGGATTGCGAGGATCTGCCGGGCCACGGAAATGCAGGATATCGGCCTGCGGAACCACCCAGCGCTCGCCATTCTGGAAAGCCGGATCTTGCGCGTAGGCAATCGCCGGGTTGCCGCCAATGCTGTAGAAAACGTCGCCAGTTTCCGGCGCGAACATCGGCATGCAATGCCGCCACGGCAGCTGATGCAATTCAGTGATTTCATACCGATCATTGCGAAAGCCCACGGCAATGCCATTGCCCTCGGCCAGCAGCGCAACGACCATATTCGTCATGAAATCGCTGGGCGTCTGGTAGCTATTCGGCTGGATCAAGATCCGGGCAAGCGCGGTATTCTCGACCGGCTGCCAAGCGCCATTCGCCTGCCTTCGAAGATGCTGGCCGGGCAGCTGCGCAATCGTCCGCGCGTAAAGCATGATGCAGCTGTAAACGACGCTATTTACCCCGCCTGTATCGATGGGATCAAAGGCAACCTGCCCGAAATTCGTCGGCCATGAGAGCGGAATCCAGCCGTCCATCGACATATTTCCGGGCACGCTCATCGGACCCGGCGAGCTAGTCCAGCCAAAGGATTTGCCAATTCTTGCGAGCAACGAGGCCATGGCGGCTCACCACGCTACATTCTGAACGAACGCCACGCGGCCTGCGCGCCGCATCTGCCAGCCGACGCTTTCGACCACGCGAACGCCAAGGAGATCATGCTGCCACAAGCTTGTATGCGGCGCGTCGGTAATCGCCGCTGCGCCGGATGTGCCGGTGCTGACCGGCAGCGGATCGGTCTTGGCTACGACCGTCGCGCCATCGCTGACATCGATGCTGCCGCCGGGCTCGACAACAGCTGCAAAATCGCTGGCATCGATCGCAAGCACTGTGCCTGGCGGCAAAGCATCCGTGCTGATGATATCCAGCGCGCTATTGCCATACAGCAAGGCAAGGCTGGCCGCCTGCGCGCTTGCGGCGATCAGGGCAAGCGATACAGCGCCGGGCACAATCGCGCGAGCCAGCGCCGCGATATCGCTGGCGGCGGCATCAGCCGGGCTTGTAGCCGTCGAGGCGGTAAGAGCCGCCAGCCCGTTCAGCAAGCCAGCCGGTCGAATGGCACTCGCCGGATTGGCATCGAGCAAGGCCGTATCAATGCCGATGCCCAAATCGTCGGAAAGGGCTTGGCCGATGACGCCCTCGGCAGCTGGCGTCGAATAGCGGGCAACCTCGCCAGATAGCGTGCTGATCACGGCGGCCTTATGAGCGAGCAGCGGCGCGCTATCGAAATCAAGCTCACGGCAAGGGATCGGCTGCCCCTCGCCAACAAAGATGGGCGGCATGCTGGAGGGCACTGGCCTCGAAAGAAACTTCATGCTGGCCATGCCGCCCAAATCCGCGCCGACGCCGCGCGCTACCAGCTGCGAATAGACGCTGTTCGCGGCCAAGCTCGCAATCAATCCGTAATTTCGCGATGTCCCGACAAGCTCAGCAGCCCAGCCAGATACGGTGGTCTGCGCCGGGGATGTTGCAGCCTTTGCTACAAAATTGCCCGGTGCCTTGAGCGCCTCCGCAAGCTTTTCGGATTTGCCATAAAGCCTCTCGGCTGTTTCCTCGGCATCATAGCGGCTCAAGACGGCTATGGCTTTCACAAGGATCGAGCGGACCAAGACACTGCGGGCTGATGTCTTCGGCTTGGCTGCCGCGTCCAGCGTGCGGCGGCTGGATAACGCCAGCTGTTTCGTCTCATCGATCCGGCGATTGAGCCCGGCTACCAACTGGCCGGTTTTCCGATTTGCGTCTTCGAGGGCCTCGCCAAAGGCCTCGATAACAGCGGCGTCTAGTTCTCTGCTGGACATGAAAAGGCCCTCGGTTGCGATTGGAGGAGAAAGCGCGCCGAAGGCTCTCAGGCATTTGATGTCCGGGGTGACTCCGGGCGCTATATTCCTACGGATATAACGATAGCACATGTCACTAGGCGGTGACATGGATATGTCGCCAGCCGGGGACATTTGGCAGAATCCCGGAATAGGTGGAGAATGGCCGCATCATCAGCGATCGAGGATGCCATGACCAAGCCGACAGGAATGCCGCGAGGCCGCCCGCGTAAATCAGCCGAGCAGAAAATACGGGAGGGCAATCGAGGAAAGATCAAGGTGGTCGATCTGATGGCGCAGCGGCGGATATTCGCAGGCGAGCTAGCGCCGCCCGAGCCGCCGCCATTGGTAATTGAGGATGCCGAGACATTGGCGATCTGGAACAGGATCGTCGCCGCTAATCCCCATCTAACCCGCGAGCATGAGGAATTGCTGGAAAGGCGCTGCTGCCTGAAAGCCGAATTCGACAAGTACATGCGAATGCTGCGAAGAACCGGCCCGCTGGTCAAAGGCTCAAGAGGCATCGTCCGCTCGCCAGCTTTTGCCGGGATGATCGATGCCGAAAGATCCTTGGCCCGCCTCGATTTCCAGCTGGGCCTTTCGCCCGATCCCGAGGGTGGCCTCCGCGAGCCATTCTGCCCAACGGAAATGCTGCTGGGAGATACTGGATCATCCCTATTTTAATAAGGCTCAGCAGCCGGTTAAAAGGGGTTCAATAAGAGCCAAATCATTGATATTACAGCCCGCAGTTGGTACATCGGCCCATATACACGGAACCTGAAAAAAGAGAGCCGCCGCCGGTCCTAAGCCGGGAGGGGCCTTTTTTCGCGATACCGCCCCCCTTCAGGCCGGTTTTGCCCCGTTTTCGAGGGTTTCGCGGCCCTTTTGAGCATCGAAAGCGCCCTAATTGGACCTTTCGACCGACCAGACATTCATCCGCATGACGGACCGTCAGCTGCAAGACTATTGCGACAACAACGATAACCCGATCATCAATGCAGTGCGCGTGCTTCCTAATGGCGACGGCAGGCCATTCGCAAAGATCTTTTGTCCCGGTGAACCTAGGGATAAGTGGAGTGATCCTTTGCCACTGGACTCTCCGTCATTCGGGTACCTTTCTGCAGGGCCGAACAGGCATCTGCCCATCGCGCTTGTCGATGACAATGAGCCTCGCTTATGGCCGGACAACTTTCGACAGCCTATAGCCTTTCAGGACTGGTCCGAGCGTGAGCGGCATAAAGCGCCGCGATAGTTTCCGGGAAGCATGCCTCAGCTGGGGTGCCGCATTTCCCCAGCCAATGCGGCTTCAGTTGATTTGCCCTCGATACCAAGCCGCCATGAGGCGGTGATAAAGCTCGCCCTGTCGTATCCGATCAGGCGACGGCGCACGATCCTGAAAGCCAGCGGGATCGACCGCCGGGTATTGCTCCCGAGCATGCATGGATGCCGTAAGCGAGGCTTGGCTGGATGTGACCCTAGCCGCCATCTGCTCGCTGATATCTGGCTTGTCGGTCATTGCACCCTCCCATCTTGAGGAATGAGATCACTGATATTGCGATCCCTCATGTCCCGTATAATCCCTTCTGCCACCTCGAAAGCCGCGATCAGCGGAACGTTGGTGAAGAAATACGGGCTGGCCACGGTTGGTATCTGGTCTTTATTACGCGCGTCGAACAGGATCATAACAAAGCCGAGCCTGCCCTCGGGCTCTTTGCCGTATCGCTCGAAATGCGCTGCCTCCGCCGCTTTCTCCAGCAGGATTTGTCCGCGCGTCGGTTTCGTCGTGATGCTCATGCTTCGCCCTCCGAATAAGCGCACAACGCGTCGGCATGAGCGAATGCCCGCCTCGCGGACTCCCGCAGATGAACGGCCAATTCATGCCTATTCAGATGGGGAAAGGCTTTCTTTGCCGCGACAAACAGGTCGGCAGTTACCGGATAGCGATCAACATTTCGCTCGATCCAACTCAATAGGCTCTCGTTCATCCCCGTACCTCCTTGAGTATGTTTGGCTCATTGATCGACCAGCTGCCTTTCGGGATTCCGCCGATAGTAATCGGCTGGACCATGCGTTCCGATCCGTCAAAGCTGATACGCCATGCTATGACGTTCGCGTCCCCTTCCTCTTTCGAGTACAAGAAGAAGCCCGGATTGGCTGGAATTACAAAAACGCTCATTCTCATTTCCTCCTATCGCCCGGATCGACGGCTCCGGGCTTGCCGAACTCAACGACCCAATCGTCCATGATCGTCATCACGGCTTGCATGTCTTCGATCAGGAAGTGGCCAAACTGGCTGACGAACTCAGGGCTGCGCATGCCCTGCGGTTCCGTAAATGCGAGATACGCCGCGCGTACATGCTGACGCTCCCGCTCTGAATGGGTGGGCGTTCTAAGCATCATCTGCATCAGGTCTGATTTCATGGTTCCCTCCATCTGCCGCCACCCATTCCTTTCCGCGCTGTAATGATTTCTCAGCGTCG